TAAGTCATCAACTGCGGCTTGCGACGGTTTAAGCATGCCTGAAGCCAAGCCTGACAAAGCACCTCCGGCCAAAGCCGTCTGTGGGTCGTAGCCAGCTACCATTGCATTCTTGAAATTCTCACTGCCAGCAGCTAAGCCTGTGCCAAGGGCTCCCTGAGCTCCTGTACCCGCTACTGCATTCCCAAGATAGCTTCCTAAAGCCCCTTGAACGGCACCTTCCAATGGGCCGCGACCAGTAGCCATACCACCCACAGCCCCAGCAAGCCCACTACCAAGTAGACCCTGAGTGGCTGCTGTTGCGTTGGGGGCAAACATTTGTCCAAGGTTATTGCCAAGACCTCCGCTCATGCCACCCATGATTGCGCCCTGCAGCGGATTGCCGCCGGTTATGGCCGATGTGCCAGCACCAATCAATGCGCCGCCCAAAGCCGGAGCCCAGGTTGCAGATGCACCCAAAGCCGTGCCTAGCGTAGTTCCAATTCCGGGCGCAATAAGATCTATAGCAAACGGCAAAACCACTTTAAACAAGTCACCAAAATCAAAATATTCTGGCAATCCGGTGCCTGGATTGATTGTCCCGCTGCCACCAGCTTGCTGCAACATCTGGGCTTCACGTGGATTGATGTGCGCTAGCATTGTGTCGCCGCTGCGCCCTGCTCTGCGAAGCTGACGGGCGGCAGATGCTAGACCGCCACGAGCCATTTGTTGCTTAGACCTCTCTTGCAAGCCATACAACACGACTAGCACGGAAATCAAGACCACAGGATTAAATTGCTCAGGCATGTCCTCAGCATGAACCAGCTTGTCTTTGATCAGAGCTTCCCTAATTTCTGGGTATCGGTCTTTGTTGTTGAGCGCAAACTCAAGCATCTTGACCATCTCATCAAGCTGCTCAGGCGCAATGTCTGTATCACCCATTTTCTGCTCAACGGCAAGCACTGCTTGCGAAAAGCGTGGGTCTTTTTTGGCTAAATCTAAGATTTGCTGCTTATTCATTTTTTGTCCTATGACAAAGTCTGGCAGAAACGTTCTGCCCACTCACGCCAATCTGTAAAATCGTACGGCCTTGGGAAATTATTTCGGAGAGACGTAGTATTCAAAAACTGCATGGCCCAGTCTTGCCAGTTTCCATCCTTGTCCAACCTACCAAAGGCACCATAACTATCTAAATCAAGCGCGATCTGGTCGGCCCAATCATTAAGCTGCATGTACGATGGGCGTGTTACGGTGGTCATTCCAAAACCGTCCGGTCGCCAGAATCAATGTGGCCAATAATTTGACCCATCTGGTAGTTTCCACCCACAGCGTTAGATTCAAAACGCACCCGCAACTCTCGGCGCATTTCCTTCATCATGACAATTTGCTCATAAGGCTGCGTAGCTGTTTCTTCAAAAATCCACTGCTGACTAAGCACCTCTGGAGCCCTAGCATTAGCGCGGCCTGTTACCTGCACGCTCATTGGGCCAGACTGAATAAAATCAGGTTCAATCGTAGTGATGCGAAGTCGTGCGTCATTGCCTTGGACAAGCGATGACAAGTCAGCAGTTTCAAAGTATGACTGGACAGGCGCTGATGTGGTGCCATCAATTTCGTCCGTGCCTTGCTCGTGAATCCAGACACGATAGCCGCTTGTTGCAGGCACCGCGTCTACCAGCAAAGGTGATGCAAAGGCATTGTTAAATCCACCCGCGCTACGGCCTGATGTTGGTAGTGCCGTGTCATACCAAGTCTGCTCACGAACGTTGTAGATGACCGCATGCGTGCATTCTGTAGCGTCATCCCGTGGGTAACACCACCAGATCTCACCATAGTACGGCATCTTGAAAGCAAACACTTTGCTGCGCTGGCTCTCGTTCAAATTGTTGAAGAACCAGTTTTGATTCAGCGTGTTTGGTACGTCACGGACAACTCCGTTAAACATCAAGAATCGATCAACACCGGCCCAGAAAAACACACCATCGTAGTCAACCACACAGTCCTCAGACATGATTGATGTGTCGGTAGCAATCACGTCAAACTGGAATACGGTAGTACCGCCTGAAAATGTGGCACGGATTACAGCGTCATAAGCCCAGAACAAACCAGCAGGGGCAGAGCCTGAGCCTGCCCTTAGCGGCATGCCCTTGACAATCTTTTGGCCCCAAACCCGAGCAATGCCTGAACCTGAGCCAGATAAATCAGTAGGGCTTCCTGGCACAGACCAGCCCACAATCCCTGCTGTGCCGTAGTAGAACAGGTAAGGGTGGAGAGATACGATGCCGCCAGTTGCATTGGCCCCAGAAGGCAGCAAAATTTCAGTTAATGGGGCAGTCGTTAAAACATCACCGATAAAGATTTGGCCGCCCGTATCGTTGCACACGCACTGGCCATTGGGTGCTACGTGCGCAATGATGGAGTTGTCGGTTGTGGATGAACTGTACATGTACTGGAACATCCACTTGTTGTACACCGAACTCACTAACGCTGCGCTACCGCCGGTCATGTTGGTTGTCGATGCAGTAAGTGTGGTCAGCGTTACGGCCACAACGAATCCATTCACAGACGCACTTGCAGTAGTTGCCGTAATGGTGACCGTGGTGCCAACAGCCACAGCAGTGTAATCAGGCGATGACGTAAACGCCGTGATGTTTGCGGCAAGGGCCGTAGCTGTAACGGCTAGGCTAGTCGTATAGGCAACAGAACCTGAGGTTACTGTTACACCATTGACTGTCACGCTATTGATTGAGCCACCAGCGCCGGTCAATAAAGTAACCGTGCCTGTTGCATAAACAGCGACCGGAACACGGCTGCTAATGATTGAACTGTTTTTGCTACTGTCAATCGTAAAGCGTTCTAATGAGCTAGTACCACCAGAGTGGCAATACTGCAAACTCTGTTGGGTGAATGAGGTAAAGCCCCTCGATATTTGAGACAAATATTTATTGATTGACCTATAGCCGCCAATCTTGCGGGGCAGTCCACGCTGAAACCGCACCCACTGGCCATCGGTGTAGAAATCACCGTCAAATTTAGTCCCGTCCCGCTTTATTCCGGGAGTGGATTTTAGTATGACTGTAGGTACTGGCATTTAGAATGTCCCGCCAACCACAACACCCGCAGGCGCTATGCCTAGAGCTGTCCAAGCTGCCTGCTGCGTTGCGGCAACAAAGATGGCATCACCCGTAGCTGTAGAGCCTAAGTTGATACGAGCACCACCAGCCGTTGTAGCCCCCGTACCGCCATCAGCAATTGAAATTGGAACAGACACTGTGCTGGTGTCAGCATCAACAACGTCTGTCCCATTGCAATAAAATATGCCTCTACTAGCGGCTGCAATAGTTACGCCAGTCCCAGCCGATGTTTTTACTGTTAGCGTGTATGCGCCTGTGGTGGCGTTTGTCACCCAATATTGCTGCACCGTAGCCGGGACAATGACTACCCTATTCCCTGTCAAAACGCCGGTAAAGTTGTAAGCAATACGATTCAGTTCTGATCCGGTTAAAGTGTAGTTACCTGTACCGGCAATTGAAATTGAGGTGTAGTCAAACGCAAAGGTTGAAGACTGGCCAAATCCAATCGTGAAGTAGTTAACCCCATCGGTAGCAATGATTGCTGAATCGCCTGGATTGAAATTTAAAGTTGCCGCACCATTGATGAGAGGGGTTCCTGACGGATCTACTGTGACAGATCCACCGCCGCCATTGCGGAAGCAGAGGAACCAGTTATCACCCATCGTGGGTGCGGATGGCAACGTCAATGTCCCACTGCCTGAGCCTGTCCAAACAAACATTTTGGCGCGGTCAGTGACGCCAGCCGTATAGCTCGTATTGAAGTTGGTGATTGGCACGGATTGTGATAACACAGTCCCAACAGCCACGATACCGGTGCCAGCGAGCGCTGATGCATTTGCGGTAGAGGTGGTAGACCCAAACTGCAAAGTCTCCCAACTGCCGGCAACTGTCGTGTTGTTCGTTAAATAAATTTGCCAGATCGTTGCAGAAGCAATTGATGCTACCTGCACACCTGCCGCATCTTTGACAATAAAAGTGAAAGACCCTTGATTGTTGAATAAGATAGTCTGGCCAGTGCCAGTCTTTTTGGCATCAGGCAGTGTGATTACGTAACTGCCTGCTGTGGCGGTCACGTCCATGATGCGGGTGGCAAGATTTACACTTGTTGACGCCTCAGTTGGCCAGCTGAGTGTGATGTCAGCACTTAGAGCAACTGAGCTATAACTGATCTCGCTTGGGTAGATGTTTGCGCCACCAAACACGTCATTGTATATAGGCATTAGGATTCACTCCGGTTGGCTGAGCGGTCAAGAATGCGCTTCAAATCTTCGCCATTGACCGCTTGCGCTGCTCGGTCGTACATAGCTTGCCAAGTTTGGATTCGCTCATCATTTTTAAGGAAAGGTGTGGCCTCAAGCAAAGATGCGTACAACAACAAATCTGGGATGTATTCTGTGACCCAATTGGTCTGGAAATCGTCACCAAGAAAACGAGGCTGCTCGTAGTACAAGATCTCTAGCGTCTTAGCTGTAGCCGGTGTTGGCGTGATTAGCCAGTGCTGATAGTCATAGTCAGCATAGTAGGCAGGGGTGCCTGTGGCGGTCTCAACTGGCCAATACGAGCGCAGGTATTCGTAAGATCTTGCAAAGATTGGAACGCCGTCTACGGTCATTGACACCGTATCGCGCCAGCGGTCAGGCTTGAGGTATACCGCTACTCCAACGGACAACGGGGTAGTGATTGCGCGAATAAACCCTTGAATCTTTAGTTCGCGGGAAATCCTGCGCTCGCCCATGGTCACAAGCCTAGGCAGCTGCTGGTAAACAATTTGGTCGCTAGCTTCAGTAAACCCGCGCTCCAAATATCGGCGTAGGTCTACCAGCAAGCTATCGTAGGTCATCACATATGCCATAAGCGCCTCGTTGATGATAGCAGCTGGTGCAGCATATGCTCAGGTAGGAATTATAAACCCAATTTGGGAAACAAGCGTCATTTTTTATTGCGAGCAGAGATTGCTTTGGCTTTGGACCGTGCATCTTCCTTGCTGCTAGCACCCCACGCTTTGAGGCTAAGCAACAATCGAGTGGGCTCGCCGTCTTTGCGTTCTGGACCCGGCATATTGCCCATCCGTGCTAAGAAGGATGCCCGACGTGGGTTATCACCAGACTTTACCGGTGGCCTCAACGTGCCGCCAGTCTCTGAATGGTAAGCAGCCCGACCTGCAGCGTTTAGGCCACCCTTTGGATTTTTGCCAGACTCTTTCATTTCTTTTTGGCAGTCTTTGCCGAGTCTTTAAAATCTTTGGCAGTAGGTGCTGCCTTGCTACCAACCTTATTCATCTTCTCTTTACTTCCGGCCTTAATGCGTTCTTGCTTGGCGTGGATGTTTGCGTAGAGTCCGGGTTTCATCTGTTTCTCCATTAAGATAAAAATAATGCACGTTCGTCATTTCTGCGCTTGACTAGCCCCGGTAGGATTTTACCCCCACCCCGTGTAAACTTCAAGAACTCATCAGCCGCTTCCACCTCGCCCCGAAGAACCTTTTGACGGAGCGTTGACCGCTGAACTCCTCCCAAACCAAGATTAAAAGCAAAGCTGACAAGAGCATCAAACTGACCTTGGGCCAGCACCATAGGAAAAAGTTTGGCGACCCCAACCTCAAATCGGCGGAGATCAGCACCAAGGATTCCATCTACTTCGGCTCCTGAAAATACG